ATTCTGCTAGTGCTCCCATTCTTTGTGAAAAAACTAAATCCACAGCGATATCAGCTGTTCCACTAAGAGCACCCATAAGTCCAGCCATTTTTTCTAGTCCAGCCATAGACTTTATAAATTCAGCCATTCCAAGAGCAGCAAGTCCAATCCCAGCACCAATCATTAAAGCAGCAAAACCTATTCCTTGTAGTACACCAATAGCAGCCGCTGTAAGAAGAGCTTGTGGCCCAGAGACCAAGCCTATTAGACCAGACATTAGTACGGCAAACGCGATTGTAAAAGCAACAAGCCCAATAGTAGCAGCGACAAGCTGAGGGCCCGTTAAACCTGCAAATGCCTTAACAAATTCAGCCATACCTGTAGCAGCAAGATAAATACCACCACCAATCATTGCAATCGCTGCAGCGAGAGCCAGCATCGGTACGACACCACTTGATGCTGTTTGGTTGGCCACTTGTTGTTGTACGATCCCTCTTTTCTGTTGCTGTTGTTTAACTTCTTCTTGAATTATTTCTTGTTGCACTTGACCTCTTCTGAAAAATGACATAACCGAAGCGGCTTGATCTGCAGCATACTTTTTTATCGAAAGAGCTATGCTTTTAACTATCTTCAGATTTGCAAGTCCCGTAAGTTTAGCAAGTCCGCCCATACCTTTTATAAACAAAGTAAATCCGGCAAGTCCGCCAACTATTGTTCCAAACAAGCCATCTGATCGTTCATTTAAGCCTCCAAATGCCCAAATCAAATAGTCTAATGGCACTATTAAAGCATTCAATACAGGCAGGAAAGCGCCTGCAAATTGCTCTGCTAAAGCAGCCAGTTTCTCCATGAAAGGTTGCATAGATTTTAAAGCATTTTCAAATTTTTCTTGAGTGTTGGCTGATTGTTTCATCTGCATCTCATAATTTTCATATTCAGACAAAGACATACCAAATATTTTATTTGCTTCAGCCATATCTGTGATACCAGCGGCACCTGCAATTGCTTTCTGTGTGAATTTATCCATTGATGCAAACGATTGACCTGTGGCCTGAGTTGTGCTGATTAATGTCTTTAAACGCTCATCTTCAGTCATCATTAACATTTCTGTTCCTGATAGTTGAGAACCCAAGATAGAGTTAAGTTTTCCGGCACCTTCTGCTGCACCAGCAAAAGTATCAAACTTCTCAACCATTCCCAAAAGTGTCCCTGTTTCAACACCAGCAGCCTTTGCTCCTGCTGCAATTCCAGTAAACACATCTATAGATTTGTCCCCATATACCGCTAGGGTCTTTAGAGAGGCAGTATAATCTTTTAACATCTTTGAAGTTGCTATACCAATCTTAGTTCCCATCATACCAATCTTTTTTGAAGTCTCAATTGCTTCTTTACCAGACATGCCCATGATTTTATTAAAGTTTTGCATGAGTTTCGCAGACTCAGTAGCAGATACACCAAACTTGCTTAATTGAGCAACATTCAGTGTAAGATCTTTTTGTACAGCAGGGGCTGTTTTATGAAAATCAGAAAAATTTGCTAATAATCCAGACATGGCTTCGCCGCCATCCTTAGCTGAAACAGAAAATCGACTACCAGCACGTTGAGTTTTTTCCAGAACAGAAGAATATTCCCTAGCAAGCCCAGTTGTTTTTGAAAATTGTGCAGCCGCTCCATCAAATGCTACAGCCATACCAATTGTTGCATCTTTAACTGTGTCAAAAATTTCCGCAGCGATGTTCCCAACATTAAAAACTTTTCCTAAAGATTCTGTGAGAACTTGTGCTCCATCAACAGAGTTGAAAAAGCTTGTAGTCAACTGACCAAACTTATTAACTGAATGTTCTGCTCCTTTATTCATATCTATAAGTCCCATGGTCATACTTTCAAAGGCTTTTGATAGATTATCTACTCGTTTTTGATCACTCCCGTGTATTTCTCCGAGCTCTTTTTTAGCTTTGTTTAATTTTCTTGTTAGAGCGGTATTTTTTTCTATTAATTTTGCTTCTTTCCCCAGAGATTTTTGCAATTCATCCCTTTGTTTAATTTCATCATCTGTGAGTTCACCCTGTTTGGTCAATAATTCTATATATTCATGACCTTGCGCTGTATAAGCTGCTTGGCTATTGGTCAAATGTTCTTCAAGTTCCAAGAGTTTTTGTCTAGCACTATTAACATCCCCAACGGCTCGGAAATAGTCCATTTCTAACTCGATGCTCTCTTCAGTTTTTTGATTTTTCTTCTTTATATAATCTAAAGCTTCTGATATAGTCTCATTGTGTTTTTTTTGAGCCTCTGTAGATCTCTTTGTCGATTCGGTTAGATTATCTTGTGATGCAGCTTCTTGTTGATTTGCTTTTGTTGGATCTTCATTATTAGACATTCAACTAATCCTCATGCTTGAAAGGCCACTGAACACTGGTTTCGCTTTCAAACTCCGATACTGCTTGATCCAATTCTGCTTTTCTCTTAGCTGACATGGGATGTTCTTTTCCTTTTTCAGCTATAGAATCTAAATAGAATTTTGTTCTAGCGACGGCCTTTACATAAGACCTGACCTGCTCTGGTTCTCCTTTGATAGAAAATTTCTTTTCGCCTTGGTCTTCCCTCATGACCTGGGACAATGTTGATAAATCAACATCAAAGCGGAAATCAACCCCATACATGGATTTGATAATCTGCTTGGTCATATTTCCAATCATTCTCTGTAGCGATTCGTTGATTAAACGAAAATCAATGGTTTTCATAAAAGGTTCCTCATAATGTTATAAATAGTTTTATAAAAGAAATGCCCTATAAGGGCACTATATGTTTTATCTCTTGGCTTTTTCATACTCTTTATTTTCATCTTCTGCTTGTTTATTTAGTCTCTTGATCCACCAAAGTCTCAAACCCACAGGGAGATTGTATGCCTCTATAAAAGACCATCCTCCAAAATGCTTTAATATGAAAAACTGCTCATAGACTTGCTCCATATATTTAGGAGTCAGGCCAAAAAAAGTCCGCATTCAGCGGAACCTCCAGTTCCTGCTGATGTCCACAAGATTCACATTCAAAATCGCTTTTGATTTCAATATTAGGGTTAGCTATCTTATAACACTTCTTCAGATGATAAGAATCTGAAGAAAGCATTGTATCGACAAACTGATTAATTATACTGCGATCAGTATATTCTTCAACACTAACAATAATCTTTTTAAAGTGATTGGTTACTGTTTTGGTAAGTCCTTTAATTTTTGTTTTCTTTTTAGAAAGTTTATCGAAAACCATATCCATTTCATCTTTACCATTTAATAGTCTAAATTTTATTTTATATTTCGAAACTGGTGTAACAGTTTGAAAGTATCCATCTTCTGTTTTTACCAGACTATCTTCTTCACTTTCCATGCTTTCTTTTATAGTAGGATTATCTAAATCAAATACACGTTTGCTTTTTGCCTGACAGTTTGGGCAACTGACTTGAGTTTCATAAGCATTTCCATACCCTGAAGATCGTGCAGAAATGATCATAGCATTTCTATCGCCTGAATACATAGATGATGGTGAAATTCTTTTATCGACAATAATATTCTCCATAAATCTCTCAATAGCCAGTCCTTTTTTAAGCAACTGCTCCGAAGACAAGATATCCTCATCTTTTGCGGTCATGAAATATATTTCAATCGTTTCTTGTCCGTGTAATGGGTGTCCTTCGGGGTATGAACCACCAGAAGGCAATGTTACAAACTCTGTTGGTCTTACGAACTTTAAACCAGGAGTTTCAGCAGGTGCTTGAGGAGCTTGTTCTTTTGCTCCGAAGCGATTTTGATTATTTCTCATTTTTACCTCTTTGTTAATTTGTTAATTCAGCTTCATCATATGAAACTGTTATTGTTATTTCTGAAAGTGTCTCAGTCTCATAGGACAATTCTCCGCTGTCTATTGAGGTGATTATAGCATTTTTAAGTGTCCATTTTTCTAGAATACCACCATCTGCATCTAACTGTTCTATTACAAAATCTTTTATGATTTTATCTTTTGCTATCCCGTCTTTAGAACTGTCAAAAGAATATCTAGATTCTTTAATAAAAGAATATAACATGTGTTGCTTTGTTGGGCCACCAAGAGAACTATCGTTCTTAAAATCTATAATCTTTATAGCAATATCTTTCCACGATAGGATACCGGGATATTTTATCTTATGATTTATCAGTGTATATTCTTCTTTACTAATTTCAAAAGAAGGTTTTGTAACAGATTTAGCCCACCACCAATATCCTTCTTCATAATAAAGATCTGTCGGAGAAGATCCAGCATCCATAATACGAAACCGGTAAGGTCTTACCGGCTCTATAATATTTGATTTTTCACTCCAAAAAGTCATCTATTCTCCGATCTCATGAAGTAGATGATTTCAGTGGATCAAACACATCAATTTGTGCTCCAGTTACAGGATCGTATTTCATACATGTTGCCCAGTCATACTTCATCTTCATATCAATTTCACGAATATCGTCGCCTTCATATACAAACTCACCAAATTCTACACCGGTCAAGAAAGGATTATTAAGAGTCCATTTCTCTAGAGGCTGTCCTTCAGCATTTAGTTGGGTAAGGATAACACCTTGAATATTAGCACCGATTGCTGATTTTTTCTTAGACATTGTACCAAAGTCACCAGTTTGGGTTGCTGGAACAACATAACCAGAATCTAAAAGAATCTTATGTGTTGCAAAAACTGCATCTGGTGATACTGGGTCTACCATTTTTACACTGATCTCATTCCATTCAACGTGTCCTGGAAAGTGGTATTGATTATCCAAAAACTTATGAGTTACTGAAGTAACTGTGTAAGATGGGATAGTTGCTGATTTTGCATACCATAGTATCGAAGTACTAGTGTCTGGCAAATCGCCAAAGGCATTGATTTGCACTGTAAACCTATATTTTCTCTTAGGCTCTATAATATTTGATTTTTCACTCCAAAAAGTCATTATGTTGTTCTCCTATATGTACATAACTAGTATCAGGCTAGAATTCTACGCCTGTTCTTGTGACGATAAAGTCAATCACAATGTATTCAATAGCTCTTGCAGGCTTAACAAATACTTTTGCGTATAAGATATTTCTATCAATTAAATCGTCTGTTGTTGTGCTGGTATCTAAAACCAACTTGTAATCTGAGATGCCAAATCTTGTCTTTACACTTGAAAGCAGTGGATCAGCTTGAGACAAGAATCTATTCCATGTTGCTTGAATATTTTGTTCAAAAAGAATTGTATCAGCAATCAAGCCAACTTTCTTTTTGAGATAAATCATCAAACGACGAACATTGATTCTATCCAAAGCAGATGGTGTCTGTTGAAGTGTTTTTTGACCGAAAATAACGATCTCTCCAACAGCAGGGAATCGGGCAATAGGATTAACATTAACTTGATACAACTCGTCTCTTTGTTTCTTTGATAGAGTCTTGAGTGTACCGATAACTCTTGGGCCACTGTTTCCACCGAGAATACTAAGTCCACCGCGATTAAAACCAGCGGGAGCGAACCAAGGTCCATCAGAATTAGCTTCTGAGAAAGCCATAGCTCCAATCGCTCCAACTGAGGATGGAACAATAAGAATCTCGTCATTTCCAGAAAGAGTGTCGCGAAGCTTCAAGCGAGGTGCATAAGTTGCAGCATAACTTGTATTTAAGTCGCGAGAAGAAGCATGTGATAATATACTATCAACTTCTCCACCACTTCTGACACCAGAGTTCTCAAAGG